GAGAGAGATTGAAGAGTTTAAAAGTGAGGGGAAATAAATGAGTACAACAAAAACAATTGATATTTCAGTGCTGCCAGAGGAAGAACAGGATCTAATAAAAGCATTATTTGATAAATGTTGTGAAAGAGCGAAACCAAAAGAAAAAACTAATTCAGGGTCTAAAGTTTGGAAACCAAAATACGGTGAAAGATATCATTACATTGATGGTAGCGGATCTATTTATAGTGCAATATGGTTTAATAGCATTGTCGATAACGGTAGATGGGTATTAGGCAACGTATTTAAAACACAAGAAGAAGCAGTATTTGCAAGAAAGAAAAGAAAAGTAGAAGTTGAACTTGAGCGGTATGCAAAGGAACACAATGGCACAGAATTTGCCAATCGTTGTTATTGTATTCGATGTGAAGAAGACGGAAAAAGACTTCTTTGCGATACATGGGCTACAACAAAAATACAGGGTACAGTTATGTTTACATCAAAAGATGTTTTAGTTGATGCAATTGAAGCAATCGGAAGAGACAGAATCATTAAATACATCTTTGGAGCATAAAGTGAGGTGAAAGAAAATGGGTACAGAAAAGACAATTGATATTTCAAAATTATCTGAAGCACAACAGAATTTATTCAAATCATTATTTGAGCAATTTTGTGAAAGATCAGAAAAAGAAGAAAAAGCTAATTCATGTGGTTTAAAGAATGGGGATACGTATTATTTTATCACTGATGATGGGCATATCTGTATGGCAAAATGGCAAGGTAGAGCATCAGATTTTAGAAGATTAGCTTTAGGTAATGTATTTAAGACTGAAAAGGATACAGAGTTTGCTATTGAAAAGCAGAAGGTTAGGGTTGAATTGCAAATATATGCTGATGAACATAATGATCCTGATCAAGAAGAATGGGATGGAGCGAATTTTCATTATTATATTGGATATGATGTGACTGAGGATGATTTGGCAAAAATCCCTGCCGTACAACTTAGACGCCTAAATGAGGTATATTTTTCTTCTAAAGAAATCGCTGAGGATGCCGCCAACAAGGTTGGAGCAAAACGCATCATAAAATATCTATTTGATGTTGATTGTGAGGTGGATGAATAGTATGAAAGTTTTATATAAAGGTAAGCCATACAAAGTGTATGGGGTATGCTCAGATAGATATACGAAAGGTTACAAATTCGAACATTATGCAGATTTTTTAATTTATAGAAAAAATTGTTGGCGATGGGTCTCATCCGATTATTGTACACCATACAAAAAGAAACATAAGAAGCCCAGTAAAAAAGAGGATTAAAAACATGAATTACAATCTAACATTTCCTGTCGTAGTTCTGAAAGATGAAAATGACTCAGTTCCATATATGGCATATATCCCATATTTTGATGTAATGACGCAGGGATATGATGAAGAAGAATTGCAGATGATGATCAAAGATTTGTTGAATCTCTGCTTAGAAGATAAGGAATCTTACACAATTCCTGCATGGGCATATAGTTATTTCAATGAAGACGATGTTAAAGAACGAGGCAGAAAATATTTTAAAGAACTTGATGACGGAGACGATACATATTTTCAGAAGAATTTTTACACAGTATGGTGGTTCGATTTTAGGAGATAGTAGTAGAAAAGGAGAAAGATAAAATGGACGTTTTGTTTTACATAATTTGGGTATTGGCGTTTATGGTGATCGTAGCAATTGGAATTGGAGTACCATATATGACATATTACAACTACAAAAGAATCAAGGCAATGGACAAGAAACTTACAGGAATGTGTACAGGTCTTGGGATTATGCTAAGACCAGAAGAGGGTGATGAAGAATGAAAGATATGAGAAATAATCCCATTGAAAATGGAAATCTGTGTTTTAGATCAAGAATAGTAAATGGAGAAACATTGATGGGATATGCATTAGTTATCTCAAACAAGTTGTTTTGGAAAGACGGATGGAATAACTATATTTCTAGTCACGACAAACTTAATTCTAAGCAATTAATTGTAATCGAACACTTAAATGATGACGAAAAGAAAATGAGAAAAGAGTGGTTAGAGTTTATGGCAACAACAAAATCAAAAAAAGTTAAAGACGAAGATCGAGTAATTGTGAAAGACTTATTGAGTGAAATATGAGGTGCAAGGTATTAAATGAGAAGATTAATTTGGTATATCAGGTCTTGTTTCTGTAAACATGATTGGGAGCAGATATTTGATTCTGAAATATATTATAACAACAGATCTACAAGACCTTATAGGTGTGAAAAGGTTTATCGGTGCAAGAAATGTGGTTGTTAGAAAAGATATGTAATAGAGTAAAATCTGAGTTTTATGTAAAGTGAGGTGATTAATATGGGAGCCAATATTGAGTTTGCCATTGGCTATGCGATTGGGTTTTGCGTTGTTGGAGCGATAGTATTCCTGAGATATGAAAGGAAGATGGATCGGATGAGGCAGACAAATGTAAATCTGATCTTAGACAAGATGTCGTTTATGTCAGATGCGAACGACAAAGAAAATGGTACATATAATAAGGAAGAAACTCGTTCAGATGTTAAGGATGCAGTGAAGTATGCAATGAAGAAAAGTCATCCAGACAATGGTGGCAGTGCAGATGATTTTCGAAAATTCAGAGAGTTATATGAAGAAATGGAAGGTAAAGGAGTGAAGTAGATATGGCAGCGAAAGATAACACAATGGTAATTACTAGAAAGATTGCTTTGATTCCTGTCGCAAGTGAGCGAAAAGAATGGAAGAAAAGAATCAATGCTTTCTTAGAAAAAGATTTTCCAAGAAAAATTGAAGCAAAGAAGAAACAGATTAAGAACACAAGTAAACCAGAAAAGAAAGACGGGTATAAACAGCAGCTTGCAGAATTAGAAAGGCAATATGAAGATTTTAAAGAAAATGGAATCGAAGAATATACTCAGAAAATGGTTAATGATTATACATATGGTCTTGTGAGAGATGCAATGGAGAGTGAAGCAAGACGAAAGAATTACATCCTGTCTTACATATATACCAAAATGGTACAGGATGGCGTTGGGTATATGCCAACACTAAAAGATAAATATACATGGATTAAAGAAAATATTAATGTCGCATATAGACGAAAAGGAAGTAATAAAGGAAGTATTTTTGATGATGTTGACATTGATAATCCATTAGGTGGATACGGAACATGCTTCTCCCAAATATTAACAAGCAAGATTAAAGACTTGATTAAGCAGGGGTTGTTAGATGGAAAGGTGTCTGTTCCAAATTTTAAGATTGACTCGCCATTTACAATTGCAAAAGCGTATTTTGATCTATATCACGAGTATGAAGATATAACAGAATTAAAGAAACGTATTTATGATTCGGATTGCAAACTATATTGTGGATTAGGTAACAAAGGTATTCCGACCATTGCAAATTTCAAAGTAAATATTGGGCACAAAGGAAATAGAGACGAGTTAATTTCTACATTGTTAAGGATATTTACTGGTGAATATGAGATTTGTGGAAGTACAATGCAGATTTCTAAAACAAAAATTATTTTAAATTTGTCAATTAGAATTCCAAAAACACAACTTGAATTAGATAATGACACTGTAGTTGGCGTCGATCTTGGGGTTGCTATTCCAGCTGTATGCTCACTAAATAACAATAAATATAAGAGAGAATATATCGGAAGCAGTGATGATTTTATCAGAATGAGAACAAAATTACAGCACGAAAAACAACAGTTACAGAAAGCATTGAAAATGTCTAAAGGTGGACATGGAAGAAAAAGAAAGCTGTTAGCACTAGAAAGATGCAAGAAGAAAGAATATAACTTTGTTGAAACATACTGCCATAAAGTAAGCAAGAAAGTGGTTGATTTTGCCGTTAAGAATAAGGCGAAGTATATTAATGTAGAAAATCTTTCAGGGTATAATTCAAGTAAATTTATTTTAAGAAATTGGAGTTTCTATAAACTTCAGCAATACATAGAATATAAAGCTGCGAAATATGGCATTGAAGTTAGAAAAGTAAATCCATCATTTACATCTCAGGTATGTAGTTTTTGCGGACATTGGGAAGACGGGCAGAGAAAAGATCAAGCAACATTTGTTTGTGGCAATCCTGATTGTGAAAGTCATAAGTTACATATGGTAAATGCAGACTACAATGCATCAAGAAATATTGCGATGTCAACATTATTTACGAGTGATAAATTTCAGTTCTGTAAAAAGACAATGCAAGATGCGGCTGAGTATTACGGTATCCAATTAAATAATGAAGATCAATTAGCAGCGTAAATTATATGAAAATATATGGCATGTTTTGGAGGGAGTTTGATACTCCCTCAGCCATAAAACAATATGGCTATGCCAAGAGAGAGGAAAATTTTTCACTCACTAAAATTTGTGTAATCGAACAGGATGTAAAGTTTTGCATTTGTATACATAATAAAGATTTGAGGTTTAAGAACCATTAAAAATTACACAGATACAAAACATTGTTTAACAGATAACCATTGATTGCCACGTTTAAGAACCATTAAAAATTACACAAAATGTATGGCATGTTTTGAGAAATTTTATATCCAATGTAAATTTTCTGATCATAATAAATATGATTATGCCAAAAGTGAGATTTAAAAATAATACTCACTAAAACCTATGTGAGAAAGTATCAAAATTGGACAAAGATGAAATTGAGGTTTGATACCTATTAAAAATTACATAGGTACAAAACACGCTGTTAACTGCCTCTCATGTGTACCCCGTTTGATACTTATTAAAAATTACATAGGTACAAAACCAGGAAAGACATTATCGAACCATATGAAGAGTTTGATGCCTATTATAAATACATTTTAAATGTATGGCGTGTTCTGGAGATTTTATCTCGTCTATCAAATAGGTAGATACGCCAAAAGTGAGACATAAATGTACTCACTAAAATCTATGTTAATTGAATATTTGAGGCTTACGACCTATCAAATTTAACATAGGTACGGAACTGAGTAATAGGCACCATCTGTATGTAGTATGCTTAAGACCTATCAAATTTAACATAATTAAAGGAAATTAAACAGAAAAATGAAAACAAGACAAGAACGTAAACAGGAGATAAAACGATTCTTTGATCAGTTAAGCCAAGACGAATTGGACAGGCTATTAGAAAGAAACGGAATCAATGATAAAGAGTCCAATGAGGCTCTTTCATATAGAATTATTAAAGAAGAAATTGAGAAAGGAGAGATATAATGAACAACTTCTTATATATTGAATCACGGGAAGAAGAGAATACATCCCTCGATTCTAAACGTGTTTTATTGAATGAAGAAAATTACAAACATATTATTTCATCATTAGATCATTATCCACCGACGGCAGACGAAGTTAAGAAAGCAATTTGTATTTTGACTGGACGATTGATCTACAGAAGCGTTTGGAATATGGAATCTGATATTGATAGTTTAAATATGAGTTTATCACCGCCAAAAGAAATGACGGTTGCAGAAATTGAAAAGGAACTTGGTTATAAAGTTAAGATTGTAAAGGAGAAATAATGCCAATGGCAAAAAAGAAACAAGGAATGTCGTTTGAAATGATGATGCAAAATATGGAAATTAATCCAAGGCAATTGTATCGTCGTAGTTCGTGGAAGAAGACACGAACAACTTATGATTATGTGTTTATGATGTGCGAAGAAGAATTAAATGAGATTATTCCATTTGATAAAAAATATAAAATGAAACCACTCTTATGTAGAGACCAAAATGGAGTTATAACATTGGGATGGTTGCCTACACAAGAGGATATTTTCGCAAATGATTGGGTTGAGCAAGGATGGGATTTTAACAGTAAAAGGAAGAGGTGAATAATTAATTGAATTTTATAAAAGCAATGATCGCAATAAAAAAAGACAAAACTACTATAAGAAGAGGCATTTGGGGAAAGGAAAAGTATTTGAAAATTTATTCGTCAGAATTAACTAATGTTTATTTTGAGTGTAATGATATGGGTGAATATAAGCCAGATTCAATTATTTTTTTATTTGATAAAGAAAACGCAGAAGTTTGGATACCTCTTGCGGAAGATGTATATGCAGATGACTGGGAAATATATGTTGAATCGGTTAAAAAGCCAAATCAATCAAAAGCAAAGGTGAAGGAGAAAGAAGAATGAAAGTGTTTTTAGGCGGAACATGCTCTGGATGGAAGTGGAGAGACCAGCTACAGAAGATGTTGGATTGTGATTATTATAATCCAATCGTAAAAAATTGGAGTGAAGAAGACCGACTGCGGGAAGTCAAGGAAAGAGAAGAATCTGACTATGTTCTGTATGGCATTACGAATGGTATTAAAGGAGTATACAGTATTGCAGAAGTAGTTGATGATTCTCATAAGCGACCAGATAAAGTGATCTTTCTTAATCTCTATCAGGAACAAAAGAATAAAGAATCTAAGCAGATGAGCCACAGTTTAAAAGCAGTCGAAAATTTATTGAAAGAAAATCGTATTAAAGTATATTCTGGCGTACATGCTATGCAGGATGTTGCAGATTTCCTTAACTTAATGAATAAACGAAAGGGGTAAAGAAGAATGAAATGTTTTTATCATGTTGATCAGGACGGCATCGTATCTGGTTTCTATGTCAGAAAAGCTTGCGAACAGCGAGGTTTAGAGTTTAAACCAGAAGACTTCCGAAAAATTAATTACGGCATGAAATTCCCGTTTCATGACATTGAGCAGGATGAATTTGTGTTTATTGTAGACTACAGTATTGAGCCAGAAGAGATGTGGCAGTTGCTCAGTATTACAAAGAATGTATTTTGGATCGACCATCATCAGTCTACGATTGAAGCGTATAAAGATTTCAAGTGTGATGTAAAAGGAATCAGAATTACTGGAGCGGGTATTTCAGGAGCGAATTTGACATGGTTATATTTTAAATATATGTGTGATGAAAATTGGGAGCAAATTGAGAGGACGGATGAGAAAAATGTAAAAAGATTACTCAATATATATAAATATAAAGCAGATTATCCAAAACTGGCAGAATATACAGCCATGTGGGATACATTTTATTTTGGTGAAACGTCAAAACAATTCGTAAAAGCATTTCACTATGCATTTGAATCGTATGATTTTGATGCGTTAAGTCCATTGCTAAACACGTTAAATAAAGATCAAGGAATTTATGAAGCAGCAAAAATTATTGGTGATATGGTAGCAGATGGCTTATCAATTATTGAGTATTTAGCAGCAAATGCAGAACAATATCTTAGAGCATATGGTTTTGAAACCATATTTGAGGGACATAAAGTCTATGCAATCAACCGAGCATTAATCAATTCTGATTTCTTTGAATCTATTGATGCTTCTAAATATGATATGTTCATTGGTTTTTCGTTCAATGGAAGTATGTGGGAATATCAGTTGCGATCCGCAGAACAGGATAAAGTAAATGTGTATGAGCTTGCTGTGAAATATGGTGGCGGTGGTCATCCGAATGCAGCTGGATTTAGAAGTGAGAAATATGTGTTAGGAGTGTGATGTATGTCAAAGAAAAATACAAGAGAAATTGAACGTGCTTTTAGTAAAAGCAGAGATCCAGATTGGGAAGCCGATGTAGAAATTTATGGAAAAAGGATTTTAAAAACAGTACGTGGTATTTGTCTTGGTGATGAATGGACAGAAATTAATTCATTGAGAAATAAGGATCGGATTGAGTTAGCGGAGATGTTTTGTAATTTTGACGATCATAATCCACATTTTAATCTTAGCCCTCAATATGTTTTATTGGATAAGTTTTCTATAACATCTCCTGCGATATTGTGTAGCAATGAAATAGTTATGAAAAATGGCAAAGTTTTGAGTGTTGATAATATATCAGCAAATCTATCAGGCGAAAATGAGGTATACAAGATTTATTCAAATACGAAATATGATGATTATACATATTATGATGAATCAAAAAATTTAGTATTTGAATTAGCATCAAAAGATGTTGATAAGATAATCCGATTTATGAGAGATTTTATGGATGTATTGCGTGACAGTAAGTTAACAAAGTATAGAAATAGTAGTTTTTTATGGAGACTATTTAACACTCTTGATATGCCATATTTTAAACAAACATATTCCATGAATGATTTGAAAAAATATACAAACACATTTAGATCTGAGGTTTGTGGTCAACTAAAAGAAACTATTCCTAATTTTAAATATACTGGAGTTCCAATGGGCGGGCATATTGAAAGATATTTTGAATTAAGTTATGTAGAGGAAGTACAAAAATTCATTAAAGAACAGGAGGCTAAGAAATGTGAAGAAACTAAATGATGAACAGCGAAAGCTGATTGAAGATAATTATTCTTTGATTTGGCATTTACATGAAAAATATTTTACAAAGTTTACAGATTTTGATACATATATGGATCTTGGTCGTATGGCAATTTGTAAAGCAGCATTAAAATGGGACGAGTCTAAAGGAGCTTTTGGTACATATCTCTTCTGGGTATTACGTTCAGAAGTGAATCAATATTATACAAAATGGCACAGACCAACAGAAAAAATGAATAGGAATGCTGAATCGTTAGATACGCCATTGGCAGGATATGAACCAGAAGATGATATTACAATCGGAACAACACTGATGAGTGGGGATAACGTAGAAGATGAGGTACTTACAAAGGTACATTTTCAAAATGAGTTTGATAAATTGGCACCGAGAAATAAAAAGATTATTGTTTTAAAGCAGAAAGGTTTAACACAAAGACAAATTGCAAATCAACTTGGAATCACTCATCAGTGGGTTAGTCAAAATATTGTACAGTTTAAGAAAGCATTATGTGGATAAAAGAGGTGAGATCATGACAATTGAAGAAGTAAAGGATTACATAAACTCGTCTACAGAGTATGACTTTTTGCGAGATTATCCGCACAAAATCGCTTTTCTCACGTTAGGTGGAAGTTATGCCTACGGAACAAACACAGAGGATTCTGACATTGATTTACGTGGTGTTTTTCTTAGTGATAAAAGAGAGATTTTGTTGAATAATAATCCATTATAACCAAGATAACCCATTACCTGCTGATGTGGTAATCATGGATGAAAGTAGCATGACAAATGCGAGCCTTTTCTATAATTTTTTATTGGCAATTCGACCAGGAACACGATTAATTTTTTGTGGTGACTATATGCAGTTGCCGCCGATTGGATTTGGTAATATTTTCTCGGATCTGTTAAAAAAGAAAGGTTTAAATAGTGTACAGCTTACCAAACCGATGAGACAAGCAGAAAAATCTGGTATTTTAACGGATGCAAGAAAGATTCGCAGAGGGATTAATCCATTGGATAGCCCACAATTAAAAATTGTTCATGGTGAACTAAATGACATGTTCTATTTGTTCAGGAAGAATAGAGAATCGTTGTTTAACATGGCAGTAAAGCAGTATATTAAATCTGTTAAAGAGGAAGGGCTTGATAATGTTGTGATTATTTCCCCACGAAGAAGTAATTGTACGAACAGTACAGATGAATTGAATAAAGCAGTGCAGAAAGAATTATTTGCTGGTAGTAATAAACCATTTGTTGAATTCAAAGATCGTAAATACTATTTAGGAGATAAGGTATTACAGACTTCAAATGATTATGAGAGAGATGTATTCAATGGCGATATTGGATATATTACAGAAATTGATAAAGAAAAAGAAATATGTTTGGTATCTATGAATGCAAATATTGAAGAAAAGATGATTGAATATTCTTTTGCTCAGTTAGGACAACTTCAATTGGCATATGCATTAACAACGCATAAGCTTCAAGGATCGGCTGCTCAAACTGTAATTGGCATCATTGACAACACACATTACAAATTGCTTGATAACTGTATGCTATATACAATGTTAACACGAGCTAAGAAAAGATTTGCGTTTAAGAGATGTATCGTGACAAATCATAATAAGAGGCGCACCTGGTTAAGCTTAAAAAATTAACTTTATTCTTTGCACCTATTGACAGGGTGCAAGAAGTATGGTAAAATACCAATATGTTAAGGAAAGGAGATGCAAAAATGAGAAAAAGATTTTTAATGAAAGTTGTTTCATTTAGCTTCTTAGCAATGTGTTCGGGCTTTATGACTCACACAGTTAAAGCAGAGGAGCGACCCTCGGTAGAGACTTCAACCTTATCAACAGAGACAACTGTTGCAGAAAATAAACAAGGCAATGTGATTTCAAACAATCCAATCAGCCAAAGCGTTGAATTAAAAGACGTTCATGAGCATTATCAGAAATGTAAGAAAGCTGATGAAGAGAAGGCAAGGAAGATTTGGTTAGAAAAACTTTGGAAGAAACGATTACGAATTAAACGACAGCGGTTGAAGCGAAAGCAAGAACTTGAAAAGAGTTCACTTGGAATATTTTTGATCACGGCATATTGTCCATGTTATGAATGTTCTGAAGGATATGGATCTAAGATTGCTTGGAATCATGCAGGGCATAAATTTGCTCGACCGTATCATACGATTGCGGTTGATAAAAACATTATCCCTTATGGAACAAGAGTTAAGATTGAGGGATATGGCGATACAATCTTTGTGGCAGAAGATTGTGGAGGCAAGGTAAAAGGAATGCATGTAGACGTATTTAAATCAACACATTCCGAAACAGTAAATGTGCAACAGCACAGAAAAATATATGTAGTGAAGTAATTGGCAGTTACTGAAAGACATAGAAACACAAATTAAAATAATCAACTAAACAATATAAACAAGAAAAGGAAAATCCAAAAATTATGAAAACTGAATATGTGAAAGAAATGAATGTCTTGATTGACAGAATCAATGATGCTTCATATGCGTACTATGCAGAGGATAATCCGATCATTTCAGATAAAGAATTTGACGATTTATGCGCTGCTTTAGAACGACTTGAGAGAGATTCTGGCGTTGTTTTGAATAATTCGCCCATCCACCACGTTCAAGGATTTATAATTGATTCTCTGGCTAAAGTAAAGCATACACGCCCAATGTTATCAGCTCAGAAGACGAAGGATGTCAATGAGGTCAAAAAATTTCTTGCGGATAAAATTGGTGTTTTATCGTGGAAGGAAGACGGTTTGACGGTGGTACTAAGGTATGAAAAAGGACGCTTAAAACAAGCAATTACAAGGGGAAATGGAGAAATTGGAGAAGATGTGACTCATACGGCACGTATGATTTTCAATTTACCTCTTGAGATTCCTGACAAGCGTAGTATTGAGGTACGTGGCGAATCAGTTATCAGTTATGAAAACTTCCAGAAAATCAATGAAGCGTTGCATGGTAAATACAAGAACGCAAGAAATTTGGCAGCAGGCACAATTAGACAGTTAGATGCAAATGTAGCAAAGGAAAGAAAACTTGCTTACAAAGCATTTGAGTTAGTCAAAATTGATGGCGTATCTGAAGAAGAAATGCCAAGTGTTGCTGATAGTTTTAAATATCTTGCAGAGCAGGGATTTGACGTTGTAGAACATCAGATTGTTGATCGAGATAATGTTGAAGAATATATTGAGAAATTTGATCCAGAGGCATATGAATATCCTGTTGATGGTCTGATTTTCACTTATAACGATTATCAGTATGGTAAATCACTTGGAACGACAGGACATCATCCATTAAATATGATGGCGTTAAAGTGGATCGATGACCTCTACGAAACAACAATCAGAGATATTGAATGGAATACATCTCGTACAGGACTGATTAATCCAGTCGCAGTATTCGATTCAGTTGATCTTGATGGTGCAGAAACTACAAGATCCACATTACATAATGTAAGCTACATTGAGGGATTAGAACTTGGTGTAGGTGATACGATTCAGGTTTATCGTAGTAATATGGTAATTCCAAAAGTACATGATAATCTGACAAGAAGCAATACATTTAAGATTCCAGATACTTGTCCAACCTGCGGTGGCGAAGCAAAAATCATCAATGAAAATGATAGTAAAGTTTTAAAATGTATGAATCCTGACTGCAAGGCAAAGCTATTAAGTAAATTTGTGAACTTTGTTTCCAGAGATGCAATGAATATTCAAGGTTTATCTGAGGCAACTCTGAAAAAATTTATTGATCTTGGATGGCTAAAAGATTATGTAGATATTTATAATTTAGCAGAACATAAATCTGAGATGAAAAACCTTGATGGATTTGGTACAAAAAGTGTTTCTTCTTTATTAAATAGCATCGAGGAAAGTCGTAAGTGTAAACTGGTTAATTTCGTAACAGCACTTGGCATTGAGCTTGTCGGGAAGTCAACAGCAAAGGATATTTGTAAGCTTATTGATAAGATTTCTCTATCGAATAATGAAAATCCATATAATGTGTTTATCAAAAGAATCAAAAAGAGGAAATATTTTGGTCATATTGATGGCATAGGTATTACAACTTCATTATCAATGGATGATTATTTCAAAGAAAACCTTGAAATGGTTGAGAAATTAGCCAAGGAGCTTGAGTTTGAGATACCAGAAAGCAAGAAAGAATCTGCCGTTGATCTTACGGGAATGACTTTTGTTGTAACTGGTAAGGTAAATAAGTTTGCTAATCGTAATGCCATTAAGGATGAGATTGAATCCAGAGGTGGGAAGGTTGCAGGATCTGTATCAAAGAATACGAATTATCTTGTGAACAATGATGTGAATTCTACAAGCAGCAAGAATAAAAAGGCACAACAGTTAGGCATTCCGATCATTGATGAAGATGGATTAATCAAGATTCTGAAGGGAGATACGAGTGAATAAACTAACCATTTATGAATGTTTGGTAAAGTGGGGAATCCCAGAAAGTCGAATTGAAAAGCTGGTTGTGAAAGATAATTATGTAGAATATCGTATCTGGGAACCGTGTTCAATCAGCTATAACGGAGAAACATACAAATACGGTAGGTGTTGTAAAGTAAAGTATCTCACTACACCAGATGAGATGGATCTAGTTTTTGACGAGAGTTACTTCGTTAAAGATGAAGATGCAGAGTTTTGGACAGAAGATTATGAATTCTACAAACAGCAGACAGGTGTAGAACCTTCAGAAATTGATTGGTCAAAACAAAAAGAGATTAAACGACCTAAATTTTAAAAGGAGAAAATTGAATATATGAAATTAAACATTAAAAAACGAATGGCGATTATTGCTGCAATTGGATGTCTCAGTATTGGTGGTATCGTGACAGGATGCACAGAGGCAGATAAAGTATCTACTAATGTATCTAAAGAAGCAGACAATTTTAACGTCTTGAGACGATTTGCTGTAATTAATACAAGGACAGACAAAGTAGAGTTTGAAATTGTCGGAGCATTTTCCTTAGAAGATGAAGGTAGCAAGAAGGTAAAACTTATTGTTGAAACGGCAAATGGTTCATATAAGAAACATATCATTCACATGAACCGAGATAGTATGTATGTGATCGAAGATTTAGGTGGGGCTAAAGTTAATAAGTATAAATATGAAGTTAACTATATTCCAGAATCAATTGTTCCATTTAAAGTTACAGAGAGTAAATAAGGTGCCGTGGCATGATAGGTAAACTTATTGACGTTACAAATTTCAATCGGCAAGAGGCGGTTGAGTTTATAAGAACGAGATGTACGGATTGTGATATTTACTATTTTTGCAATGGTGCTGATGCCGAAATATGCAATGACAAAGTGGATTATCTTTTAGAAAAATTTGGGAAAAAGAGCAAAGGAGAGAACGAAATGATTATTACAGGAATGGATCACTTTCAGAGTGTATGTAAACGAAAATTAGTTGATTGGTATAACAAAAATTGTGAAGAAAATCATTTGGCAATGAAAATTGATCTCAGTAATGTATTTGTCGTTTGGAGCTGCAAGACTTTGCAGAATTATAAATGCCTTGCATCTACGACAGTAAGCGGTGATGGTATCTATGCAGAGTATACATACAATGGCGATAAGCAGGAGTTGTACGAAGATGTGTATAAAAAATTAACAAATACATGTCATACAGAAGAGTAAAGGAGAATTTATTATGGATTTTGGAACAGCAATTGATGCAATGAAAGATAAAAGAAAAGTAGCAAGAAAAGGTTGGAATGGGAAAGGTATGTTTTTATATTATGTTCCAGCAGGAGCTTATGCGCCATGTACCGATATTGCAAAAAGCATTGTGAATGAAGACGGATTAGTCGAATATGGAGCATATATTGCAATGAAAACAGCACAGGGGAATGTAGTTCCTTGGCTTGCAAGTCAGACAGATATGTTGGCTGAAGATTGGATGATTGTAGAATAGGAGAGTTAAATCATGCAAATTAAAACATTAAAGGATACAGCAGAATTAATGTGCAGCGAAAATTATAGAGACAGATTTGTTGCAGAATGTAAACAATTAGAAATTAGATATCAGGGATTAAAAAAGATGTTAGATAAGTGGGATCGTGGAGAATTAGAGTTCACTCCAACATGTACGAGAGGAATCTATGTCAGGCAGCTTATGTGTATGGAAAATTATCTGTCTGTATTATACGACCGAGCGCAGATTGAAGAAATTTGTGTTAGATAAAATTAATCTTTGATGAAAAAATATATTAAGGAGTTACATATGAAATTATTTAATAACTGGATTAATGGTGATTGTTTAAAAGAATTAAAGAAGATGGATGCAGAGACTGTAGATATGGTAATTACATCTCCGCCATATCATAATCTTAGAGTTTATAGCAATGATCCAAGCGATTTATCAAACTGTGAAAGCTATGAAGAATATTATTATTTGTTAGGGCTTGTCATCGCAGAATGTGAAAGAGTTTTAAAGCCAGGTGGCAAATTCATTATGCAGTTTGAAGATTACAATTACACCATTGGAAGAGACAACAAAATGGGTCAGGAAAGCTTAACTGGTTCCATTAATCAGATTTTCTTAGATAATAATTTTTCACTTTGGACAAAAGCATTTTGGAGAAAATATTCTGCACAGAGAGCCATGTTAGCGCAGGGAAATCTGTATTACAGAAACATGAAAGCAAGAGATACAATTCTTGCAGCTAATGTTGGATTTGTTTACGCGTATAAGAAAGCAGGAGATTGTGAATTAATCAAAGCATCCGATATTACATTGGCAGAATGGGCTGATTGGGCAGATGGTGTATGGAACATCAGTAATTCAGGTATCGGACATACAACCCCGTTCGCTGAAGAATTAGTTAAACGCTGTATTAAACTTTGGTCTTGCCCAGGTGATACAATTTTAGATCCATTTGCTGGCGCAGGAACTGTTAACAAAGTTGCCATTGAAAATAGTAGAAATGCAATTGGTATTGAACTTAATAAAGAATTCTATGATTTAGCAAATGAAAAACGCTTTGACCTATGGGATGATTCAATGTTTGAAACAGATGATTCTATTGAAGCAATGAAAGATCGTTTTAATGAGCAGTTGCTGATTGGTAAAGAACAGAGTGCTAAAGCAAAAGCAGCCAAAGAAGAAAAGAAAGTTTTAACAAAGAAAAAGAAAGATATTCGTACAGAAATTAAAGAATTAGAGGCGCAGTTAAATGCTTTAGGTATGAAAAAATCAGAAATTAAAAAACTTAAAGATGCTGCAAAAGCAGAAGTAGGTGAGTAATTGGTAGCTTTAGAAGTCCCAGTAGAGAAAATTCCATATATTAGAACGATTGAAGGACGAAAATTTAGAGCAGGAAAGTGGGAATTCCCTGATTCTGCGATCACTAAACTACAGCAATATGGTCTAATTGATACCAATATTGAAGTTCCAAAGAAGGAGATTGTTCATTACGAACTTTCTCCACATCTGAGGAAATATCAAAAAGATATTGTGAATAAAGCATTGAATGAAGGCAGTTATGGTATTTTTGCTGATACTGGTACAGGAAAGACATTGATGGGTCTTGAAATCGCAAAACATTACGGGAAAACATTGATTCTTTGTCCTCTATCAGTTATTGAAACTGCATGGGTTGATGATTGTAAGAAATTCTATCCAGAATTAGAAATTACGAATTGTTGGGCTACGTCAAGTAAAAAGAGATTTGATGCAATGGATATTGACTCAGATGTTTATGTGATGAATTATGAGAGCTTTAAGATTTTGAAAAAGAAGATTTTAGCAATGGATTTTCAATGCGTGATCGTTGATGAAAGCCAAGTAATGAAGAACATGGGTGCTCAGATTACGAATGAACTATTGCAATTGATTGATGTGATTCCTCATAGATTCGTTTTAAGCGGAACACCAACACCAAACCATAATTCAGAGATATTCCCACAGATGAAATTTGTTGACGCAGATGTATTTGGTAATAATTTTTTTGGATTCCAAGCTCACTATTTTACACAGGATATGCAGAATCCTCATAGATGGTATCAGACACAGGAGAATAAAGAAGCGTATTTTAATCGTTTGAGAGAGAAGTCTGTATTCTTGAAAAAAGAAGATTGCGTAGACCTTCCACCTAAAGTATTTCAAATTAAAGAGTTTGATCTTGGCAGCGAACAAAAACGACATTATAACAATATGGTTAAAAACATCAAGGACAATATCAATGAATGGTCTAAATTTGAATTTACTGCAAAGCTTATGAAGTTGCGAGAAATTGTCAGTGGTTTTGTTATCAATAAAGAAGGTAGTATTGATGATTTTGAAACGAACAAAGACAAGGTTTTAGAGCAATCATTTGAAGAAATTGGAGATAAGCCGATTATTATATGGTGTCAATTCCAGCATGAGATTGAACGTCTGGCTGAAAAGTATAATGGTGTTGCCCTCACATCTAAGAATAAAGATCGTGATGATATTATTCGGAAATTCAAAGCTGGCAAAATTCAGAAATTATTTGTGCACCCAAAGCTTCTTGGTAAAGGTTTGACATTTGTAAATTGTACTTACAATATTTACTATTCGTTAAGTTTCAGTTATGAAGAGTATCGCCAGAGCCAAGATCGAATACATAGAATTGGGCAAGAAAATAAATGCACATATATTATTCTACAAGGCAAACATACGATTGATGAGAAAATTTATAGTTGCCTCCAGAGAAAAGGAAATGCAATAGATGAATTGTATATGGAAATGGGATTGAAAGGAAAGTAGATTATGCGAATGAAGAAATTATTAACTTCACTATTTGTTGAAGACAAATATCATGCAGGAACAATCTTAGGTACAATCTTAGGATTAATGGTTGTAATTGCTGTCAATTTTGCAATCGTAAATTTGTTTATTTGGTTGTTACATTTTGTTGTGGTAAATCCGCTAATTGTTCCAACGAAAACAAAATGGATTATCGCAATAATTCTTACAATTTTAGAAAACATCTTTAACAGGTAGGTGATTAAATGGCTTTGATTGGAGCGATTCTAGGAGATATTTGCGGTTCTCAATATGAGTTCCGCAGATCTCACGATTTAGATTGGAAGAACTGTGAATTGTTTACAGATAAATGTAAATACACAGATGATACAGTTCTCAGTATTGCAACAGGTATGTGGTTGTTAGATGATGACGATGAACACAAGCATAACAAAGAACCTTGGGAGTTCTACTTAGAATATGGCAAGAAATATCCTGGTACGGGATATGGCGCAATGTTCGAAGACTGGTTACACGATGATGGCAGTCGTGTTAATGAAAGCTTTGGCAATGGATGTGCCATGAGAATTTCGCCTATCACAATGTATTTTAATGGGTTTGCTGATCGTCCAGACGTATTGAGTTATTACATAGATTTAGCACGATGGACATGTGAGAAAACTCATCGTCATGTGGAATCTTACAAAGGTGCATCGATTGTAACAGGCTGTTCTTTTATGGCGCTATGGGGTAAATCAAAAGAAGAAATTTATCAATATGCATTAAAAAGTTATCCATCCAGTCAATATACATATGGTGTTGATCGACCACTCGATGATTATAGAAAGAATTATGTTTGGTCTGCGACAGTTCAAGATAGTGTTCCTGTGGCAATCAGATGTTTCTTAGAGAGCGAAGATTATGAATCATTCTTAAGAAATGTATTGTCTTTGCCATGTGACACAGATACGATTGCTGCTATTGGCGGTAGTATCGCAGAAGATTTCTATAAGAAAACACTTGATAATTCGAATGAGCTTTTAGAAAGATATTTGCCAAAAGAGTTGTTGGATGATGTGAGTAAAATTTATAACGAAATACCATAAGGTAGGTGATTTAATATCATAAAGAAAATCTTAAAATTTTTCTTGTCGATGATTGTACTGACCATCGTCTGGTTTATTGCAACATTCATATCTGTTGGTGTATTTGCATTTGCGTTTTGGATGATAGCAAATATTGTAATACCAATTGGAGTAGTAGTAATTGTAGCAATTGTATTAATGGCGATCGCCTTCTATGTGGTGGCATCGTTCATGGATTGATGATGTATAAAACTAAAATATAGTATAAGGAGAAAATGAGTATATGACAAAATTAGAGCAGTTAAATTTATTAAAGGATAGAAAAGCCGTCTTAATCGCTAGAGGAAAAGATAACGGCAAAATCGTAACAAAAATCAACAGAAGAATCAAGAAATTAGAAAAGGACTTATAGAGATGGTAGGAGATAAAAGTAATGTTTTAATCGCTCTGGTTGGGCGATCTGGAGCAGGTAAAAGTGTCTCAGCGAAGTATCTGGAAGACATTTACGGTCTGAAATATCTACGATCATACACTACCAGAGAGAAGAGAGCAGATAAACTTGATGATCATACATATGTAAATCTAGCCCAGTATTCCAGAATTACAGGCAAGGTTGCAGAGAATCATTATACTGGCAATTGGTATTGTGCTACAGAAAGTCAGTGTGATGATGCAGATGTATATGTAGTTGATGTTCCAGGATTAAAACAGTTAAAAGAAAATTATCATAAGAAACATATCTTGGCATTATGTATTGATACTCCAAATTCTACACGTATTCAGAGAATGAAAGATCGTGGCGATACAAGTGATGCAATTGATGAAAGAATGAAAAAAGACGAATCTGCTTTTGAAGAAGCTTATGATTTATGTGATGCAGTTATTAATAATGAAGGAAGTTTGTCTATGACTTGTTTGAATATTATGGCTGAATTAGAGAGATTCAAAAGACAGATTAGAGACACGGAAGGAGCGACAACAAAGGAAGTTGATCAGAACAATTAACCAGCTTAGGAATTTAGTTTCTAAACTACACATAGAAAAAGAGGTACTTGTTAAGGATGTAGAAACAGGTAAGACAATGATGATTGAGAGCGTATCAACCGAAAAGATTGATGGCGATGGTAATGATGCACGATATACGTTGAACTGCAAGAAAGCAGGAGACGGGTGCGTTACATATAGATGATGATATTATTACATAATTTATTGGAGGTCATTAAAAGAGATTGTACTGTTGTAGATTTCGACAAGACCAAAATTTACACAGCGATTATGAAAGCAATGAAAAATGGATCTGGTTTAATCAAAGAGGATGTGGCTAGACAGGTCGCAGAAGAGATTGAGAACGATTGTAAACAATTATCTGAAGAGATTGATATTTCTGCAATTGAAGCAATGGTATTCAAAAAACTTGTTGAGAAAGGGCAGGAATTAACTGCTAAAGCTTATGAAGGTTATCGCAGTGTTCGTGAGTTCCAGAGAGAGAATTATGACTCTATTGACAGCGAAGTTCTTGGGCTTATTGAGGATGCCAACGAAGAAATTAAAGATGAAAATGCAAATAAAAACTCTGTATTAAATCCAACAAAAAGAGATTATATTGCTGGTATCGTTAGCGAAGATGCAACAGAACGCTATTTGCTTCCACCAGAAATTGTTCAAGCACATAAGGAAGGTATCATTCATTTTCATGACAGAGATTATTTTTTACAGAAAATGCATAATTGTGGATTATTAAATATTGAAGACATGCTTCAGAATGGCACAGTAATTAGCGAAGTATTAATTGAAAAGCCACATTCATTTTCAACTGCTTGCAATATTACGACTCAAGGCATTGCACAAGTGGCTAGTTCTCAGTATGGCGGACAGAGTATTTCTTTAGCACATTTAGCACCATTTGTAGATGTGAGTAGAAAGAAAATTAGATCTGAAGTTGAATTAGAATGGGCGCATATTGATATTCCATATAAAGAACAGCATATTGAAAAAATTGTAGCCAATAGATTGTATGAAGAAGTCAAAAAAGGTATACAAATTATACAGTATCAGCTGATCACGCTTATGACGACTAACGGACAATCCCCATTTATTTCCATTTTTATGTATCTGAATGAAGCTAAAACACCACAAGAGAAAAAAGATTTGGCTTTATTGATTGAAGAGATGATTAGACAAAGAGATGAAGGAGTTAAAAATGAAGATGGTGTATTTGTTGCACCAGCATTTCCAAAATTAATTTATGTCCTGGAAGATGATAATTGTGACGAATCTACAGAATATTGGTATCTGACAAAATTAGCAGCAAAATGTTCTGCGAAAAGATTGGTTCCAGATTACATCTCTGAAAAGGTTATGAAAGAGTTAAAAGGCGACGTCTATACTTGTATGGGGTGCGTAGATGGTAAAGAGATGATTACATATAAAGTAAATGGGAAATTGTATGTTGAATCGTTTGAGCGAGCATGGAAAAAATTATCAGATCAGTTTGAAGTTAAGCATCAGTTTGATGATGATAATCCAAACCTTTACATGGATTTGCATGATGTCTTAATTTACGACACACGAGAAGGTTTCGTGAAAACAAATCGTATTATCAGAAATGTATCAGATGAATGGTTGGATGTTAATTTTTCTAATGGACGCAGATTATTATGTACTACCGATCATGTATTTACATTGAAAGACGGTACGGAAACTTATGCTAAAGATTTACAGGTTGGCTCAAAATTAGAAATTAACTCAATGCAGTATGGAGAAGATATGCATTTATTCCACAAAGATAAAGCATGGCTGTTAGGATTCATGTTGTGTGACGGATGTTACCAGAATAATCACATTTTTGCTTCAATTGCAGCAAATGGAGAGGACGAAATTGAAGATAGATTTCATAAGACATTTAAAAAATATTTTGGAATGGATTCTAAAACTGTTTTACAAGAAAGAGAAAGAAAAGGTACATACAAAGATCTAAATGTTATCTCAGACAATAATGGTGGAATGCAGTCTACGATCAATTATTTCACATCAAAATTTGGTGGCATTAATAAAGCAAATAGACGAATCCCAAATGAAGTATTTTCTTGGAATATTGAAGCAAAGCTTGCTTTTTTAGCAGGGATGATTGACGCAGATGGATATATCAACTCTCATAACCACGAAAAAGGCTTTTGTACTGTTCAGATTGGTTCAACAAACAAAGAACTTGCATTAGGACAAATGGCATTGGCGCAGAATTTAGGCATGCCTGCAAAGATTTATCATAATCATTACAGCAAACGAAATCCAGATCTTATTAGATATAGAGTTGAATTTCGTCC